AAGAAAGTCTTCCAGCACCCGGCTTTTATTAAGAAGGTCCCAGTCCATGAGCGCCCCGCATATATATACGATCGTGTTTATCGTGTGGGAGGTACTTATATTGCGACAGACTATACTTCTTTTGAAGCTCTCTTTACCAGACAATTAATGATGGCGGTTGAAATCGAGTTGTACGCGTACATGACGTCCTCGCTCCCGTTCCATCCTGAATTCATGCGCATATGCGATGAGATTCTAGCTGGCCGGAATACATGCAAGTTCCGAGATTTTAGCGTCGATATTGACGCGACTCGGATGTCCGGAGAGATGTGTACGTCGTTGGGAAACGGGTTTTCCAACTTGATGTTCATGGAGTTTCTTTGTGATGAGGTGGGAGCTACGCACGCTATTGGCGTAGTCGAGGGAGACGATGGGTTATACAGGGTGGAGGGGCCCTGCCCAACAGTCGAAGATTTTGCTAGTCTTGGTTTAGTCATTAAGCTTGACCACCATGACCAGCTGGAGACGGCCAGTTTCTGTGGCTTAGTCTTCGATCTTGAAGATCAAATCAATGTGACGGATCCAATCCAAGCTCTCATGAAGTTTGGATGGACGTCCGGGTCCTACTCGGTATCCAGGGAGAAGAAACTCCTGGTACTCCTAAGGGCCAAGGCAATGTCATTAAAACATCAGTTCAATGGGTGTCCGATCTTAGATGAATTAGCCAATTACGCCCTCCGCATCACCGCACATGTACCGCGACGAAGTGTACTACAACAGATAGAGAGTCAAGTTAAGAATGTCGATTCGGGCTGGTGGGACAGGCAAAAGATGGAGCAAGCCATCCTGTTCTCCGGACTTCCGAGCCGCCCTGTAGGTGACAGGACGCGGTTACTAGTCGAGCGACTCTATCATGTACCCGTCGAATTACAACATGCCATCGAGGCCTATCTTAGGAGTTTGACCGTGAATCAACCCTTAGATATGGGCATCTTTCTTGGGTCCGTCAAGAGAGATTGGGAATCGTACTGGAACGCTTATGTCCTACGTCCCGCCGCTGATGAGGTACTAAAGACCCGATTAGATCGCGGGCCACATTCCCGTCATGTGAAGGAATTTGACTCTTGGAAAGAGTAATAAACTTGTACCGTTCGAACTCGTTAAGGTTCCGTTAGTATTCGATAATTACCGTAGACGTCAACGAGAGACACCTGGGGACGGGATCTTAATAAAGCTTGTAAGTCGCTTGCGCC